CCGGCTTCCTTAGATAGAAGGGCGTAACGTCTTCGCCTAAGTGATAATGACCACCACAAGACTCTCGAAAGGGCCCTGTAGCGAATGATTTCTTGAGATTGACCTTGAATCCAAAAGATTCAAGAACCCAAGTAAACATATCATAATCCCCTGAAGGGACGATGATATCATCACCATAAACGGAGATCGCTCCTTTTGCTCCCATAAAATAGGCGGTGGTTTTCATTAAAGCCCAGAAAATTAAACTCTGGAGCTCAAATGTGAAACCATTTCCCATTGAAGAGAACATAAAGGTTCTGATTGTTTCATCGTCAACACGGACGGTTTGAGAACGTATATCGTTAAGATATTCGAACCAAACATCCGGAAGCAAGGAGCGAACAACAACTGAATTAATACGATCAGAGGCGCTAGATAGATCGATTGTCGCCAAAGCTCCAGTTAAGGAACCTTGACGAGCAAGCTCTCTATTAACGCCTTGATCATTCAGATTGATGTTGTTCCTTAAAAGACGGCGACGAATATGTCGCCCAACCGCCTTCTGAAGAAACATATTGATATCTGGCTCTTTACAAGCACAGCGATCAATATCAGCATTCTTTGGAACAGTGAACATTATGGCACCATCTACTTCTCTAAGAGAGTAGAAACTACCATATTGTCTCAGCAGCGGAGCTTCGCGATGGATCACATCCACGAAGGGCATTGCTGACTCAGTTATGTCGGCCAAGCCAACGAACTTTCCAGATTTTTCACTGGAACGACGCGACCTGCTAGTGCTGGCGCCCCCAGAGAATCGACCAATGACGAGGTCATCTGTCAATTCCCCAAGGGTCTCAGCAATCAGACGTCTTGCAAAAGTGATGAACTTAGAGAACGTAATACGAGGAAGGATGTTATATCCTTTATCACGCATTACGAACTTATGTGAGAATAATTTATTCTCTTCCTCCACGGAAAGCCATTTTTCGATAGCTTTCCGCTTTCTTAACTCCTGAGATCCAGGTGCACTGTCGTTCAATTTAGACAGGTACTCAGATTTCAGATATGAGTAAGCGAAGGAATCATCACCCAGGTCATCCGTTAAGGAATGAACCTGGGACGAAACCGACGCCGGGATTCGAAGATTGTGGTTTGATAACCTCTTTTCCTTGAATCGCCGGGCTTTCCTGTTGTTCGATGAAATGATTTTCATTTCGGAGCTCCTTATGGATGCTTGAACTAGGTCCGAATAGTACTAAAACCAACGTGCCCGTAAAGAGCATGAAGACTATAAGTACTATAAGGGTGAAGTTTTGATTACGGGTCATAAGAAAGACCTAAAATCAAGGCTGATAATATTATATTTAATATTAACAGCCCGACCAAACGAATTGGTGAATAATATCCTATCTGGGATTACCAGACGGGAGTCAGATTCACCAAAGCATCGTTGACCTGCGTCTGAGAAGCAGCCAATGCATTGTACATAAGTCCAATGGCATCAGCACGCTCCTGAGTCGAGCTCAACGCGTCGAAAGTGGTCGAAACTTCAACGTACGATGTACGTACCACGACAGGAGCAGACACACCATTAATGGTTTGCGTCTGAACAATCGGTACAGCAAGACGTACGGCCCCCCGGTACTTACCGCCATTGGAAGGACGAACAGAAAGAGTGATGCGACCGTTTCCAGCAGGGACTGATCCCTTTTCGGAATACTGAGCAACACCATTTTTGTCGTCCCCGTCAGGCGAGTAGGTATGAGCAACGGGGGTAGCAGCACGGTCGTTAATGACAATGTTACCGCGAGCGGCCATTGTGTATCTCCTATTTATAGAGAGAGAAGTCCGTTATCGGACGTACAGTGGGCGAAAAGCTTGAGATCTTATCTCAAGCCATTCCTGATCCCGCGGAGTGACGTAATTGCGAGGGCCAAGGCCTTCCAAGGACGATCACCCTTAAAGGGATCCAGGCTGATGTAAGGAGCCGGATTAGGCCAGTTAATTAAAACTGACCTATTATAAAACCGGTCCAAACGTACGAAGTTGCAAGGTGATCGGTCCTGTACTGAGCCATACACACTACCATGAAGGTATGTGGCAGAGCCCGAGTAAGTCTTTTCACCTTTACAGCTCGTAGTGCCTGAGATAAACTTCAATCCAGCGCGAGCAGACAACGCTGAAAGGGCCGGTCCAACAGGAACGAACCAATCAACGACGAAGCTCCAAGGCATTAGCTCGTAAGCTAAGCTCAATGGATTGAGAAGACCGAGCTGATTCCAGGTAC